GTTTGGGTTTGTGGGCATATTTAACCGGTCGCGTATGCCATAGGCTCCGGTCCATGAGGATAATTAAGTTTGCTGTTCTGTGGCTATACCTTTGGGTAAGGAGACAGCGATGCCAGGGAACAACCTGGTGCACACCATGATTGCATTGGTGGGGTGAAATGAAGCGCTAGCGGCTACGGTCGAGGCGGGTATGGTCCGTTGCCTGAATGAGGACTCGTTGGTCAGTGACCAGGTTGTTGGTATTAGAAAACCATCGAAATCCCAATCTATTCACACTATGATCACGACTTTCGAACAACCACATACAAGCGCCCTTGGCTACGTGTCGACCCAAACACGTGGACCATCAAAGTCCCAAGTTTTCTTTCGAGGATTGCGCGAACGCTTGCACAATTGCTTTGCGTTTATTACCTGCAGCCGTGTCGTGCTTGCAGAAGTGGATAACATTACCAGCGAACTGAACATCATCGTCGAAGCAGATGTGGACGATGTCGCTGAAGTTGTTTCCAGTGTGAACGAGGAGCTTGCTGAGATGCGAAGAGTTGCCACAGGAGGTGTGGATCTTGCTATCAGGGCTTCCGAAGTAGAGTCCACCCGAGTTGAGTCCTGCCGCATGTTGGCTGAGGATCGATCGGTGGCCGTGGCCCGTGTGCCTTTCACTAGGCCCCGCTCAGAGATTTTGGATCGTTGGAGTGATTACATGGATGTGGTTAATGAGGTTTTGCCGAGCTTGGAGGAAGCTGGAGGACCCGTGGCCGTTGAGATGTACCAACGGAGTATGGAGGAATTCTGGGAGGAGACCTATGGTTACACACCAACTGAGATGCGTGAGATGTGGAGAGAGGAGCAGGAGCGTGTTCGCGGACTGTACCAACCCGTCATCCTTCCGGATGGCGAGGTTAGACTGTTGCGCGGCACTGAGTATGCTCTCCTTCAATATCCTACACGAATTGGTGAGGACGCGGTTGTTCCAGGCTGGCTACCTGAACAACAATTGGCCTTGGAGAATGAGGTCAAATCAAAGCTCGTGCCTAGGGTGGTGTTCCCCAGGCTCGTGGCGGCGTGTACCCTTGATGCACGCGCTCGTTGGGGATTGTTACCCGACACACAGGCCAACCGATTGATGGTCGGCCATCACATGCGCAAGGCTGTGCGGAATGCCGGTCTACGCATATCAGCGGTGGATGGGAATGTGGCGCTTGCGCTCAACCTATTTTTCATCCCACATGCTGGCGATTTGATCGCCAGGGGACAAGCCCTGCATTGGAGCACGGACCAGCGATGGTACGACTACGATGCACAAGGCATGTCGTGGTGGCAGCGGTTCCTGTACGTCAGGGGCCGTCATGCCACACCAGTCGTTTGAGGGTGCCTAGTGCGCGTACGAGGGGCGGATAGTGTCTGTGAGGGGCTATCGCATCCTAACCTAACCGTACGCCGCACTGGGGACTTTGTGCGCCCAAGGAAGTGGATCCAACTCTCTGGACTTGGCCAGAGCCACGATCTTGGGGTGCACAACCCAACGATATCTGTGTTAGAACGCTCGTTGCTCGAACGGGTGTTTTATTGTGAAGTGAAGCCAGGCGAGTTCAAGCCTGCCCTCGGGAGTTCCCCTCTCGAATGGAGCGAAATGGACGCCTTCGCGCGGCTGTTGGACAAGTTCAACGGCCGTTATTGGAAACCTCAAACTGCGACAGAAGTAGTTGACTATTACCATGGTGCGAAGAGACAAGTGTATGAGGTCGCTAGGTTGGATCTCGTGCGCGAACCCACTCTGCAGAAACGCGACTGTAGGAGTGTGGTATTTGCCAAATTTGAGAAGGCGAATTTGAGCAAGGCTCCCCGGGCCATTCAACCCAGGGATCCAAGGTACAATGTACTCGTTGGTAAGTACATTAAGCAGATAGAACATCGCATATATCGAAGCATTGCAAAAGCATTCAACGTGGAGAACGGTGGGGAGGGATCCACTGTTATCAAAGGCTTCAACGTTGAGCAAACTGCTGCAATTTTGCATGCTAAATGGGAGTCATTCGCGAACCCCATTTGTATTGGCCTCGATGCCAAGAAGTTCGATATGCATGTATCGACGCCCGCACTGCGGTTCGAACATGCTGTTTATCTGAAGATGTTTCGAAATGACCCGAAACTAGAACGACTGTTGAAACATCAAATACACAACAATGGTCGTGGGTACTGTGCGGACGGCGATCTCAAGTTTAAGATCGAAGGTGTCCGCTTCAGTGGTGACATGAATACGGCTCTGGGAAATTGCCTCATCATGTGCGCTTTAGTGTGGACGTGGGCAAAACGCGTCGGGGTGAAGATTAAACTCGCCAACAACGGTGATGATTGTGTCGTTTTCCTTGAGAAAGGTGATGAACAAGACTTCGTTGGGGGATTGGAAGAGTGGTTCGCTTCAAAAGGTTTTCGCATGGATGTGGAGGCAACTGTTACGGATTTCGAGGCCGTTGAGTTTTGCCAATCACACCCAGTTTGGAACGGCACTAATTTTGTCATGTGCCGTTCAGTCCCTAATGTACTCATCAAAGATTCGATGTGCTTGGTTCCAGCCAATACGCCCCGCGAGATCGAACAATGGTGCGCTGCTATAGGGATGTGTGGGGGTAGCTTGTCCAAAGGAGTTCCAGTGATGCAGTCCTTTTATCGTTGCTTGCGACGTTGCGGTCAAGGCCGCAAACCCTCTAAAGGACTAATGCAAAGCATCTACAAGAATTCTGGACAGTTCGAGCGAATGAAGTCGCTTAGCTACGACGTACGAGAGATAGGGGCTAGAGAGAGGTATAGCTTCTGGATAGCGACCGGCATTACTCCATGTTTGCAGCTGGAATTAGAGAAGTACTACGATGGGTACAATCTAACTACAACAGTGAGTAAAGAAGTGTCGGCCGTGCAGATTAAAGATACGACATACATCGAATTCCCACAAGATAAGTATCTCGCTTAGTTTTGATTCAACCCAGGAACATTATGAAGCGCAGCACAAAGAGAATGAGCAGCAAAAAGAAAGAAAAGCCCACCGCCATAGGACAAGCCCTCCGAGCTCTAGGAGGCCTAGGTGGTGGCATGGTTGGGGGCTATTTGGGCAACTCTTCACTCGGAAAAGCGGCTGGCACTGGTTTGGGTGCTGTTGTGTCGAGGTGGTTGGGCCAGGGGGATTACACAGTGACGTCGAATTCCCTGGTCAATCGCTTCCGGACGAGTGGCGATATTCCCAATATGCACAAAAATGGTCAGTCAGTAGTGGTTCGGCATAAAGAGTTTCTTTATGATGTTCAGTCATCTACAGGGTTTTCAGTGGGTTTGACACTCCCACTCAATCCTGGGCTCGAATCAAGCTTCCCATGGCTTTCCAATATCGCTCAACAATACCAGGAGTATACCTGGAAAGGTGTGATTTTTGAGTTCGTTTCGACTAGCGGCGATGTTGTGGCTAGTTCGAACACGGCTCTTGGCAGTGTTATGATGGCGACTCAGTACAAGTCGACCTCAGCGGCGTTCGTGAACAAGCAACAGATGCTCAACGAGTATTTTGCCTCCGACGCCAAACCTAGTGAATGCTTTTGTCACCCGATTGAATGCAACCCCGCTGAGAACCCCTATAACATCCAGTATGTTCGGGGAGGGGCCGTTCCGTCCGGCGAAGATGCGAAAACGTATGACCTTGGTACCTTTTACCTCGCCACCACCGGAATGCAGGCCGGTGCTGTGACGATTGGTGAACTCTGGGTTAGCTATGAAGTGGAACTTCGTAAGCCAGTACTCACAGGTGCCTTGGAACTTGATCAACCTATTGCGATCTACTACAACAACACGTTGGGCACTGTTGCCTCAACTCCGTTGGGTACGACCTCCACTATTCAGAATTTTGGAGACACCATTGGGCTCACCATGACTGGTACTACCATTCAGTGGCCCATTGGTGCGCTTGGTACGTTTTTCCTCTCGCTGAACTATGGGGGCACAGTGACCGTTTCCAACATGGCAAATTGGATTTCAAGCGGGACATTGGTTAATTGCACAGCTTCACTTGGGCACTCTGCTGGCCTTGGCGCCAGTAGCAACTGGACCGGCGATGGCACCGGTAGCAGTGGCCAATTTTGTTACATCACTATCACGAATCCAGCTAAGGTGGCTAGTTTTGCACCATCAGTGACGACACTCACTGGTGCAACTACTGTCACCCTCCGTATTTTCCAAGTACCAACCACTACCGATCCGACTGGAGCGCCTTATTAGGTGTCGGACGGGGGCAGCTCATTTAGACGTCGAGGGATAAATCTGCGTCTAGATGTGGGGCATTACGAACCCCCCCTAGCGAGTACGGCGGCAGTAATATGGGAATTTGCCCTCCCACCGTTGCTAGCATGTAGAGTTCAACAGAGAACAGGGAGACTACGACAAAGAAGGGTACCTAATCCCTCCCTAAGGTCTTGGTGCGCTGGGCAGCGTATTTAAAGCAAATAAAAATTGTTATTGCCCATGTGTAGTGTGTTTTGTTTTTAATTGGTGCATTGTTTATCTAGGGGCGGAAAGCTGGGGAGCTAGTACAAGGCCTAGAGTGCCCAATTGATGCATGTTGTGGTCAGCGCGGACCCTAATCGCGCACCCACCCTAGTTAGGCCAAGTGGTGGGGGCCCACCTGTAGTGGGCCAGGTCGGGGCACTTTGCCTCGGTGTGGGGGTGGTCGCTGTAGCGACTATCTCTCCGGGTTGCCTGGTTACCGTGATAACCAGATTCCACAAGCGGTGGATGGATGCTTGCATTCCGCGTAAGAGAGCGTTATCTCGAGCCCTTCAGCAGGGTGCCACTGAGCTAAATCTTGGAGACAAGAATTGGGCATGCTCGGTGCGTCGGCGAGGCCGACCGTGCTAGTCACAACATCAACG